TAGTGGACAATGTAAAAACGCATGTGCTACTACCTGCTCAGCAACGTGTACAGGTACCTGCCAAGCTCAAGCATTTGGTGCCGTAGTATCGGGGGGTTGAGGACCCAACAGTAGATCTGATTGCGAATGGTGAATGGACTTATGCAGTTGACACCGATTTAGTAACTGCTAAATCTGTAAGCGTAACTAGAAAAGGAACAGAGTATAATTTTAATATTGATGGTTTAACGATTTTAAATCAGAAAACAAATCTGGGCGACACAGCAATAACATTTATTAATGAACATGATTCATTGCTTGACCCTTCCAAAATGAGTGCCAACGAACCGACTATAAAAATAGATAGCAAAAATGATTGGTATCTTGTTCCAGTTTATCCAACATATAGGCTAAAGATTAACAAGGGAAAGCCATTAGTGACATTCGCTAATACATATTATAGCGAATTACATTTTAATATCAAAGCATAAAAACTATTAAAAGAAAAGGAGTTAACTAATATGAAAAACTTTACATTAGGACTTAACAAGGAAACAGCTGACTATTTACAGAGACTTGCATACGAGGTTATGACTAGAAAAGACGTTGTAGCTCATATGCTTGAGTCGGCGAAAGATGATACGGATGCTTCAGTGCTGGACTCAGTACCATTTAAGCATTATCACAAACTGCTTGAAGAGGCTGAGTGTTCCTACGACATTGCTAAAGCTGAGTTAGAAAAGTCTTTACAGCCTCGTGTTCTGGAGCATGAAGGAAAAGATGTTAAATTCAGATGGGCAGTAACAGACTTTTCAGAGCACCTCGTACACATTACCGTATTAGAGGGCTAAGCCTATGAAGAAGTTCGAACAGTTTCAGGATATGATCGGAAGGTTGTATCCTGAGACAATTATTACAAATAATGCATCTGACAGAAGAACTTTATCTCGTACCGTGACTTTTCAAGTAACAGACGAGTGTAACTTGTGCTGTACTTACTGTTACCAGATAAACAAAGGCAAGAGAAAAATGAAGTTCGAAGATGCAAAGAAACTTATTGATATGCTTCTTACCGGAGATGAACGCCTCGGTAACTACATCGACGCCTCTACATCACCTGGTATTATCATTGAGTTTATTGGCGGAGAGCCTTTCTTATGTGTGGATCTTATTGATCAGATTTGCACGTATTTCTATGATAAAGCTATCGAGTTGATGCATCCATGGGCAACAAAATTCTGTATTTCGATTTGCTCAAATGGTGTATTATATTTTGAGCCTAAGGTTCAGAAGTTCCTTAACAAATGGCGGCATAATCTCTCTTTCTCAATTACCATCGATGGAAATAAGGCTCTGCATGATGCTTGTAGAGTCTTTCCAGATGGTACTGGGTCTTATGATGTGGCAGTAGCTGGAGCTCGTGATTGGATATCAAGGGGATACTATATGGGCTCTAAGATCACCATAGCGCCAGGTAATGTGCAGCATCTATTCTCGGCGATTAAGCATATGGTAGAACTTGGATACAAAGATATCAATGCGAATGTCGTTTATGAAAAAGGATGGACATTGGAGCACGCGAAAATCTATTATGAGCAGCTCAAAATGTTAGCCGATTATTGGCTTGAAAATGACTTAGCCGATGACCATTTCATGGCATTATTCGAGAATGACTTCTTCAAACCAAAGGAAGAAACAGATCTTGAAAACTGGTGCGGAGGAACTGGCTTCATGTTAGCAATGGACCCAGATGGATGGCTTTACCCATGCATCAGATATATGGAAAGCAGTCTAGGTACATCCCGAAAGCCTCTTAGAATTGGCCACGTCAATTTTGGAATTGCACAGAGAAAGTGTGATAAGCAGTGCGTCGAGTGCTTAAATAAAATCGACAGAAGGACAGAGTCTAGTGATGAATGTTTCTATTGCCCTATTGCCGAGGGTTGCAGTTGGTGCTCTGCGTACAACTACCAAGAAAATGGAACTCCAGATTCTCGTTGTACTTATATTTGCGATATGCACAAGACCAGATCTCTTGCTAACGCATACTTCTGGAATAAGTGGTATCGTAAAAAACAGTGGAAACAGAGATTCAAAATATACTGCCCTGATGAATGGGCTATTCCGATTATTGGAGAAGAAGAACTTAACATGCTTAAAGAATTAAGCAAGGAGGATCAAAATGAAACTTAAATTTGGAAATGGAACAACAGTTGATATCCGCAAATTTACAAGAGAGTATGCTCAGAATCAATCAGGTAGAACTTATCTGAACATTACTTCAACATACGAGTCTCCAGCAGTGTTTGACAGAATTGCTTCTACGGCTCGTAATGCAGACAATATTTCTCATATGGAGATTACAGACGACAATGGAAATGTCACTACATTCGACGGGTTCAAGCTTGACAACGTCATTGAGATTCATGACGGATTATCTAATGACGTTACTATCAGAGCTTACAAGAATGACCCAGTTAATACAACAGACGGTGACAGCTCGGAATCGGAGGCTACTAGCGAGTCTTTGACATAAATCAAAATGGTTTAGGGAGGTGACACCATTGCAGTAATTCTCAACCGTCCAAGTGACGTTAAAAGAAAATTAAATAATATCTCTAGACTTTTACTCGTTTGTGTCTAGGGATAAGAACTTTTAAATCAAAATAGGAAAGGAGCTGTTTTGCTATGGATTATACACCAAACATCGACGCCCAAGGAATGCGACGGCCTATGGGTCCTGTAGACCAACCAAATTGGAATGGAGGACCAAAACTTATTCATAATCCCCAAGTTATGAATAACCAGACTGTAGGGCAGCCTAATCTGGCAAACGCAATGGCAAATCAACGGCCAATTATTCCAATCAGAGGAAGGATTGTAACTTCAGAGCAGGATATTGCGCCTGCAGAAATACCAATGGATGGCAGTATTTGTCTGTTTATGACAGAGGATTGCAAGAAGGTTATTGCTAAGCAATGGAATAGCAATGGTGTTCTGCAAAGTATTATCTATTCTATAAGTTCGAATGAGCATGCTCAATCAGAGTGCCAAAATGGTGATAACACCGGAGAATTAAAAGCTCAGCTTGACAGAATAGAGAATATGCTCAAACGGCAAGGGCATCAAAATAAGTCGCGATTCAAGGAGGGCAAGAAGAATGATAAGTCAATGTATTCAGCAAATGGCAATGAAGATTCTAAAGGAGAATCCTAATATTGCTAATAACCCTAATGCTCAAAGCATGATTAACGTTATTCAATCTGGCGATGAGAAAAAAAGGACAGGAGATTGCAGAGAACATTTGTAAGTCTATGGGAGTAAGTAAAGAAGATGCTATCCGACAGGCAGAACAGTTTTTCCATGTAAAATAAGGAGGAAGTAATTATGTTTAATATGGGTAGTGCACCAAGTCTTTCAGATAACGTAGCTACCTCGACATTAATCAAGAATTGTTGCGGGGACTACGATCGTATAACCGTAACTAATACTGGTACTGCGGACGTAACTGTCGCTGCTAACAGCGCTTTTATTGTTCGTAGACTTGCTTAAGGAGGTGTCGTCAAAATGGAAAAGATGAAAGATCTCTGTTCTATTAAGGCAACTCTTGTAGACTCAGTAAAAGAGCAGCTTTCTCATGGAATCGAGTGTGTAGATGCTCATGAAATGGGCGAAGTCGTTGATATGATCAAAGATATTTATGAAGCCGAGAACTACTGCATGCAGTCAAAGTACTACAAATCGATTGTAGAGGCTATGGGAGATGGGTCTTACGGTTACAATCCAAATCGCTATGCCTCTAGTGGTAGATACGCTTCAGCTGGGCACGGATCTAGATATGGATATATGCCGTATTTAGAAGGTGAGGACTACAACATGCAGCAATATCTCACCGGTGATCCAACAGAGTTTGCAGATCAAATGAAACTCCGCTTTGGCTATATGGATCAAAATGAACCAAAAATGATGAACAAGCCAGTTAGCACTTATGGAGCTGCGTATGATTCTTGGTCTGATGCAAGAAAACATTACACGAAAACTGGCTCATCAGAAGACAAAGAGAGAATGGATGAGCGTGGAAAAGAACATGTCGAGAAGGCCATTATCTCTATGCGTGATATTTGGAGCGAAGCAAGCCCTGAATTGAAGCGTGCAATGAAAACCGAACTTTCTACATTAGTAGACAACATGACTATCTAAAGAGAACTGCGATTATGGACAGATTCTCAATGAATGGATATTTATGGAGGATAAAGTTCGTAAACCCAAATGACAAAATGCTTATGGATAGGACTGGAAAAATGACATTAGCCACCACAGACACAAACCTTGCAACTATTTTCATGTCGAGGAGCTTATCTGGTGCACTCCTCATGAAAGTTCTTATCCATGAGCTAGGTCATTGTGCTCTTGTTAGTTACGGTCTGCTAGACGATATTCATAAGGTTGTAAAACCAGAATATTGGATATTAGCAGAAGAATGGGTCTGCAACTTTATAGCCGATTATGGAGCTAAGATATTTTCAATAGCTTATTCTGTATTAGGTAATGACGCATGGATGTTTATTCCTTATGAGCTTGATAAAGTAATCGCATAAGGAGGAAGATTATGGAAAGTATCGTATCAATTATCGTCACTGTGTTGTGTTCGGTTATTGCATCATCTGGGTTCTGGGCATGGATTCAGAAAAAAGATGATAAAAAATCATTGCAAAGTCAGATGCTCATTGGACTGGCCCACGATCGCATCGTGTCGTTAGGCATGATATATATCGAGCGTGGATGGATCACTAAAGATGAATATGAGAATCTGAGAGACTATCTTTACGAACCATACAAAGCCTTAGGGGGCAACGGCTCCGCAAAAAGAGTTATGGAGGGAGTAAATAGACTCAAGATATTTACAGTACCTCCGACAAAGGAAGGAGAAAGTAAAAATGAAGTTAACAAATAGACAGTATGATATTCTTAAATGGATTGCATTGATCGCTTTACCAGCAGTAGGTACTCTGTATTTCACACTGGCTACTATCTGGGGGCTTCCATACGGAGACCAGGTTGTAGGAACTATTACTGCAGTTGACACTTTTCTGGGTGCTCTGCTCGGTATTAGCACAAGTAAGCATAACAAGCGCAAAGCTGCTTCGGCAAAAAAGCAGTAATGCACATACGATGTCTCTAGACTTTCAATACGAGGGTCTAGGGACGTCAGAGTATCGCTGGATGTTCAAGGTGTGTTTCTTTTTCGCAAATATTTCCACTGCTATAATAGGAGGTGATTTATATGAATAGTGTTATCACAGATGAACAGAAAAACATTATTGCAAATCTCGCTAATAAGGTGAGTAGCGATGAGTGTAATGCTTTGATAAGCTTTGGCGGTCAAATGTACCGTGACGGACTTATTAAAGGTTCTGCACTTACTATGATCGGTATTGGTGTAGGTTTGGTAGTTTGGGCTATCATTGAAGAGAAACGAAAATAAACCAACAATTCAAAATGGGGGTCTAGAGAAATCTAGGCCTTTCGTTTTACCTCGCATTTAATTCCTTTCGTATAATAGGAACTAGAGACGTATTTAAAGGAGGTACATAAATATGAAAGGATTATTAAAGATATTCAAAGATGGACGTTGGTTAATTACTATATTCCCAGTAGCAATACTTGTAATTGCAGTATTGACTATGACAGGAATCATGAACCCAATTGTGTCATTTGGATGCGGAATTATTGCATATTTTGTAGCAATGGCGTTTAGTTATGACGAAGATGATGAGGACTAATTCAGGTCCTCTCTTCTTTTCGCAAATATATCATTTCGTATAATGAAGATTAAACATTTAGGAGGTAATTTGATATGAAGAAAAGATTAGAAAAATTATTTGCATTGGTGTCAGCTTTAAGCTTTGTATGCGCACCAACGTTACTAATGTTCATTGGATTCTGGATGATCTACAACGTAGGTCTCTGGATTGGAATAGCATTTAGTGCCGTTGGATATTTTGCATCAGTTTGGGAGTATTTCCAATTGCAGACATATTTCGATAAGAGAAAGAAGAAAAATCAAAACACAACTAAATAGAGGTCTAGGGACGCGGGCGATTCAAAGCCCGTTCCTTTTTCGCAAGATATTCTGTTCCTATAATAGGAAGAAAGGAGGAGCTAAAAGATGAAAGAATTCTTAGCAAACATAGTAAAGGTATTTATTACATTAGCGATTTTAGGACCGGTAATTGCACTGGTAGGAATCGGTCTTGGAATAGGAGCTTTACTATTCTAACTAGGATGAGTCAGTGGAAACATTGGCTCTTTCTTTTATCTCGCAAATATTTCATTCATTATAATGAGAACTAAACATTATTATAAGGAGGTGATTAGTATGAAAAAACCATACAATTATGGAGTAAGAAAACCAAGAAAATAATGAGTAGTAATAAGGTTTATAGACTATGGAAACATGGTCTATAAGCTTTTCTAGAAAGGAGTCAAAATGACATTAAACGAAATTTTAACACACAGTAAGTTAATAGCTATGATTGATTTCTCAAATAAAGAAGCAGAGAAAATCTTAACACGAGCAAAAGAATTGAACCAGAAAGCAAAAGCGTTACCGGATAAAGATTCAGTAGAAGGGTTACATATTCTTATGGAAACGGAACGCTTAACAGGTAAACTTGAGGGAATTAACCTCGTAATGGATGAGCTTGAACGCCTCGCAAAAATCTCATAGTGTATAATGAGATGAAAGGAGGAATGTAAGATGATTACATTAGCAATTTTAGGAGCTATTTTATTAGGAGTGATAGTAGTTGGAATAGCACTGCTTTTAGCAGGAGGTATTTCAATATTATTCACTTTCGGAGATGTGATAGTGGCAGGATTGATAATCTATGCTATCATCAAACATATCTGGAAAAAACATCACAAAAACTAGGAGGGGCCTATATAGGCTTCTCCTTTTATATTTTTTAAATTAAAGGAGGATACAAAAATGGTAGTAAAGTATGTTGAGGATTTCGTTGGATTGGACGGTCATTTCTACGAGAGTAAGGTAGCATCTGAGTGCAATTCTATTCGGTTGGTTCCGAATTGTGGAGGCATGATGTCAGCTGTATTCTTATACCGGGACAATGATCGGAGCATGATTATTCCATTCTCAGCAAGAGAACTTGATAAGAAGATGGTGTACCTGGACAACAATATCTTTGATATCCACGTTGCATCTGGTATTATTGACTTGTCTGGATTCAAGGCTGTAAAACTGTCAAAATACATTGAGCTGAATTCAGTAATGAAGACGATTGGCAAGAGTCCGTTAATCGCTGGTAAATCGCCAAAAGGAACTCCAGTTGATACTAGGGATATATCAAAAGATATCTGTCATGCAATTGAATTCAATGATGACAGCTTCGAGCACCTGTTTAAAAATATGAAGGAGGGATTATAATGTTTAAAACTCATATTGATATTTCTAGACGGAATTATATTTACTATATGGTTCACGATATTATTACAATGCGTAATGGCTGGGACGTAATAACCACTGTCACTAGACCAGATCATATAAGGATCTACTTCTCTTATAAATGGTTCCAGTACGGCAAGGTTCGAGCATTCAAAAAGGCGGTGAAAAACTATGCAAAAAGAGTCACATATTATGATCACACCTCTATCCCTAGATATTTATTTGCACAAGAGACAATATCATCTTCAGACAAACTCCAAAAAGCGCTCGCAGAGTTTTCCTACACATCCGCAGTTCAAGGAGGTATTAGATGCGGAGATATCGAAGCTATAGTAATAGGATATAAAAAGATAAGGAGGAATTAAAATGAACGTATTAGTATGCATTATATGTGTAACTCTTGGGTATATTGTCGGTATGCATGTTGGCAAAAACGTAACGAAAATGTCTTGCCCAGGCATCATCAAAATGGCTAGGGACGAGGATAGCGAAGGGTACTACTGTGCTCTTGAGGTTAAGGGAAAAGACTCTCTTAAAGAGATGTACAATTCCGATACAGTAACGTTCGAAGTTAGGCGTATGTCGGACACGCAAATAAAACAGGGCTTATAATGAGAACTTTATTGTTATAATATTGAAAGGAGTCAAATATGGCAAGAGAAGAAGGAACTGAAAACTTAAGAGAGGTATTAGAGCAAACAATTCTTGAAGAGGACAATAAACTCTTCGATGAAAAGATTGGCGACGAGCGAAATGCTATTGCCGACAATTTGGTTAGCTTCTATAAGTTGAAATTGGAAGAAGATAAGCTCGCACAGGAGCGTGATATCAAAATGAAAGAGTTTGATCACAAAGAAAGAGAACTCGACATTCGAGTACGCGAATTGGAGCAGTCCAAAACTAATTCAAAATTAGAACTGATCAAATCCGGAGTAACGCTGGCCGCTTGGGCCGGTCTTAGCATCGGGGTGATGGTCTTCGAAGGTAATGGAGGCGCAATACTTAGTAAGGCATTTCCGGGGATCTTTCCAAAGACGAAGATCTGAGAAACAAAAAGTTAAGTTTATAGGCTATGGAAACATGGCCTTTAAGCTTTTCGCAAATAATTCTTAGTCTATAATGAGAACTTTATTGTTTTAAGTTGAAAGGAGAATTAAAATGAAAGAAAAAACTAAACAGAAACTTAACGAGGCAAAAGAGTATGTTATTGAGCACAAGAGCGATATTATCGCTTTCTGCGCTACGACTGTAATTGCTGTTGCAACTGGTCGTGCTTGTGGTGCTATGATTGGAAAGTACATTGGCATGACAAATGCAGAAGCATACAGAAACGGATGTCAGAAAGGCATGAGTGATTTTCACGATCGTATGCTGAGAGACAACATTGAAAATACCGAAGTTGTTAAGGCTTTAGTAGAATTTCAGGATCGAAACACAAAATAATAAAGAACGAAGTTTATAGGCTATGGAAACATGGCCTTTAAGCTTTTCTAGGAAGGAGAGAGGAAATTGAAAAGGGAAGATAAATTCTTTATATTTTGTCTTGTAATGATCGTTATACTTGGATCGTTTAGAGCATATACACGATATGAATACGACAAGCAGCAGGAAGAAACTAACAGGATCGTAAAAGAAATTCAGAGAGATATTTATTAGGAGTTAGTTATTATGGATACATTCTTATTAGCATTTTTAACGGCGTTTATAGTACTGATGATTTCAGAAAGACGCCATCGCAGATAATTCATTTCATATAATAGGAGGTGATAAAATGGGCAAAGAAACTTTATTGAAGATTGGTCAGATCGGATGCACTGCATTAGCAGGATTCTTAGGAATCTGTTTAACACAGTTAAGCATCGATAAGGCAGTCGATGAGAAAGTAAAGGCTTTAGAATCAACCGACAAAAAAGAGGATGAGGACTAATTCAGGTCCTCTACCTTTTCTAGAAAGGAGTCAAAATGAACACTGAACAGGTAGGATATTTTATTAAAAGAAACATGTCTACTATATTATCTATAGGTGCGGCTGTAGGTGTGGTAGTATCAAATATTCTTACAAATAAAGCATCTATAAAAGCAACCCTTAAAGTTGATGAGATTGAGAAAAAGAAGCATAGAGAGCTTACTTTTATCGAAGAGGTAAAAGTTGTAGCTCCAATTTATGCTTATTCTATTGTAGTTGGCGCTGCTACAATAGGATGCATCTTTGGATCGAACTTCTTAAACAAGAAACAGCTTGCAGCATTAGCAGGAGCTATGAGTATTCTCCAGGCAAACTTTAAGAGGTACAGAACAGAAGTAGTCAACGAGGTAGGAAAAGAAAAAGAAGAAAATATTTGGAAAGCTAGCAGAACTCCAATTACGAAAACAGTATCTGAGCAGGAATCAAAATTTGTAGACACAACTGGATTAACATTCTTCATTGATAGTTTGACTGATGAGGGTTTCTATGCCGACAAAGCGACAGTAGAATCAGCTATATTAAAGTTAAATAGGAAATTGGCATTAAGCCCTGCTCACACGGTAACTTACGATCAGTTTAGATACGATCTCGATTTGCATCCAACAAGTTTTGGAAGCGTTGTAGGTTGGTCTAAGATCGATATGGACGAGAATGATAAGACAAATGAATGGGTTGATATTCAACTTGTGCCGTTTGAAAACACTGAGGGTTACTATATACGATATCTTGATTTACCGCATGGGTTATTCATGGAAACCAAAGCGGAGAAACGAGAAGTTAAAGGCTGGTTCAAAGACATGGAATACAGCTCAAGCATGCTGATATAAGAAAGGAGAAACAAAATGAGTTTTTTAAACAATTTAATTAAGGAGGCAAACAAGGTTCCAGTCATTGCCGATAAGAATGCACCGATGCTCCTTATGATTGCTGGAATCGGCGGGTTAGCAGCTACAATAATAAGTGCGGTTAAAGCTACACCATTGGCAATTGACAAAATGGATGATGAGATTGCTAGGCGATACGAAGAAGGAGAAATCGAATACGAGGATCTGCCAATGTCTGTAAACAAATCTGACATGGCATATAGATTCGAGGAACTCGGTCCGAAGCAGATCGTAAAGTCTTGCTGGAGGTGCTATGTTTCTACAGTGATTTTAGGAGCCTTAAGCATCTCAGCATTTATCGGATCATACAAAGTAAGCACAGCTAGACTTACAGCTATGACAGCAATGTACGAGTTTACGGCTAGCGCGTACGACAGATACCGTAGAAACGTAGCTAAGGTATCACCAAAGACTGATGCCAAAGCCACTAAAGCTGCTAGAGACGAGCGGGTAAAAGAGATCCCAGAGTCAAAGTTCGATGGCATGCCAGAAGGAAAAGAGGTTTGTATCGACCTCTATACTGGTAATGTGTTCTATTCGACAAGAGAAGAAATACTGCAGGCCGTTGGAAAGATAAAGGATCGATTCCTTGGCGGTGAGATGTTTATATCTCTTAACGAATTCTATGATGAAGTAAATGCAAATCACGTAGAAGTAGGAGACGACGTAGGATGGTCACCAGACACTTATGTAGATGTTCAGTTTGGCTCAACGTTGAGAAATGGAAAGCCGTGCCTGACAATCGGATATTTCGCAAATCCGAGGTTTGATTATCATGAGTTAATGTAGACTCGCAAAAAAATCATATATTATAATGAGAGATATACCAAAAAATTTAAGGAGGACAAAAGTATGTCAGAATTACAGAATGAGAACACAGAGGTTATGGTATCAGAGGACGTTAACACAACGCCTGCAACTGAGGAATCTAAGGACGATTCATTAGGTAAACTTGGAATTGCTCTGATCGGCTTAGCAGCTGTCGGAACTTACACGCTTGGAAAAGCGGCAGTTAAGGGAGGCAGGATGTTAGTCGAGAAGGCAAAAGAAAAGAGAGCCGATTTGAAGAGGTTTAAGGACTCTAAGGACGCAGATTATCGTGAAGCGGAACCTGAAGACGATGCCGAAGAAGATCAGGATGAAACTGAAAAGTAGTACTTAAAAGATTGGAAATCTTTGGTCTAGGATCATGGAAACATGGTCTTAGACTTTTTGTTTTAGAAAGGAGTCAAAATGGAAAGACTTGAAAGCAACTCAATCGCAACTGGCACTAAGGCAACAAAGAAAAAACCTACTAAAGCCGAAGAGCATCATAAGATTGAAAAAGTTGTAAAGAATAGAGTAACAACTCAGAAAAAATCCCTGGGTCAGAAATTCGGAGAAACATTCTTAAGCGATGAATCTGGAGGTGTTGGATCGTATATCTTTAATGATGTACTGATTCCAGCTTTAAAAGATACATTCGTGGACATGGTCGAAGGTGCTATCAATATGGCATTCTATGGCGATACAAGACGCAGATCACGTAGCCGTAGCAGCATTAGTAGAGGTAGTGTTGAGCGCATACCATACGATGCTAGCTTTGATAGCCGTAGCAGACGTAGATCAGCACCTCGAGGCAGGGCTAGATATGAAATGGACAATCTTAGATTCGACTCGAGAGCAGATGCAGACACATTGCTTGATACTTTAACCGAGTATCTTGATCAGTATGGATCAGTGTCTGTTGGTGACGTGTTTGAGTCTATTGATATTCCGACACAGGCAAACGATTTCCATTATGGATGGTATGAGCTTGGTGGGGCGCATATTAGAAAGTCTAGAGACGGTGGATATGTCTTAGAGATGCCTAGATTGGAGGAACTTGACTAATGATTAAAATAATTGAACATGGAACGAGGACTGTAGCTGAGTGTTGTCACTGCGGCTGCAAGTTTTCTTACGAGAAAGAGGATATTCAGAGTCGTCCATACAAGGTAGCAGATGGAGTTGTACCAGGCATTACTAAGCTGCCAATATTCTTCGAGTCTTACGTAATATGCCCACAGTGTGGTAAGACTCTTACAGTAATGTCCATTAAAGGACAGAAAGCATAAGGAGGTAAAGAAATGGGAGACAATGTAAATCATCCGGAACATTATCAGAATATTGCTGGTGTTGAGGCTATTGATATTCTGAATGATGTGGTTAAGGACCTGCCAGGCAAGCAGGCCGCAATGTTATGGAACGCTATGAAGTATCTGTTCAGATTCCAGAAGAAAAACGGTGTAGAGGATCTGAAAAAAGCTCGAAATTATCTGGACTATCTGATTGCAGATATGGATGCAGTATGTGATGCAGCAGAGAAATTATGGGACACATGGTATTCAAATGAGTATGGACACGTGTGGATATTTGCAGGAACGAATCCTAAAGGAATGCCAACGAAGTTAATCTTCGAGACAAAGGATGCTGCGGAAGAATTCAAGAGTGTATTTTACAATATGCAAAGTGAAGGATACGATGAATTCTCAATTGCAGATGCATGCTTAGAGATGAAGTTCAAGTTCACAAAAGGAAACAAATGGAATAATTGGGATGAACTTGTACCATGGAAAAAGGTTCATAACAGATTCTCTATCAAAGAAGCAGATGGCAAATACGAATTGATATTTGTATATAAGAGTTCTAGTTCTGAAGAAGCAAAGAATATTAAAACAAACAATGATCCATACGTCATCTATGGATCAAAGACTTTTGGTAATGTGAAGGTGTACTATTCAACACACATGTTTGCTGGAACATGCAAATCGATTGTATTCCCGAGCGATTTACAAAGATATATGTTCATTGCAAGCTTCTTTGCCAAGCTTACAGCAAAGGATTTCAAGGTATATTCAATACGGGATGTTCTGTCTGATTCAAATTTCGTTGTTCCGGATGGCACAGACAATTTTAGTACTAAGCTTACGTGGAAGGATATCTTCTCAAAGTTTGAAATGCGTACAGAAGGTGAAAAGTATATCTTAGATTTCATTTACTGGATCAAAACAGGTACGAAGAATAAGTGCATCTCATACCATTCAAGTGTTTGGGGAAATGCAGATGTTTATTATTCTACAGATATGCTAGAGGGATCATGCACAAAGATTCTGTTCGATGATGAAGGCGGTAGAAACACATTTGCAATCAAGTTCTTTAGATATATGAGCATCGGAGCTCACAGATTCTCTATTCAGGATGTTCTTGAAGATGCAAAGTATCTGTTTCCTAGAGAGGATAACAGTCTTCATTTCACGATGCCATGGAATGAGATCTTTAAGGGATTCCACATGACTAACGAAAATGGAAAATATGTGTTAGAATTCATTATTGATTTGCAAGGAGGAAAATAAAATGAAAAGATCAGACGAAGAGGATTTAATCGATGTTGTGTTCGATGTCGATGACGAATTCTCAGAATTATTAAAAAGAAACATGCTCTATCGTGTAATGACGTTAAATAATTTAACAGAATTATTCGATAATGCTGGATCAGCCATTGTATCGATCAAGGATATTATGCATGCCATAGGAGCTAAAGAATTAACCACAGAAAATAACTGTGCTACATTTAGTAAGCCATATGCAGTCCGGGTACAGTGGAAAGGTGAAAAAGCAAAAATAGTATTCAGATATCCTAAATATAAGGGCGAGTCTGAAACTGTGGATTGTTTGCTGTTTGAAACCAACGATAGAGCACGCGAGTTCTTAGATTCACTTATCAAGGCAGCTGACAGAGATAAGCTAATAACCGTAGCTTATTTGTATGCCGTAATAGGTAAAGAACCTACTCTCAATGATTATAGTTATGGATGGGAACGTAAAGATTTAAATTACGTGTTAACACATAGCCATAATCGTATGTACGGATTAGAAATGCCTAAACCAAGACCGATTAAAGATATTATAAAAGAGACAACTGGTGAAGACTGGTATGCTTATTTCTAATATAAGGAGGATCAAAATGAAAGACGAAGAAGTAGTTGGTACCGATACAAAAACGAAAGTTGATCGTGCGATCATAATTGTAGAAGGAACAAGAGAAAAACCATACTTCGGAATTCTTTATCACGAAGTTGGTAAGGATTATGATAATATTGGCTTTGGGTCATATTGCTTAAACAATGTATTCAATTGGAGAGAGCAGTACTTAGAAGTTGTAAGTAAGGAGGACAAATAAATGAAAGAAGTATTAAACGCAGCTGTAACCAGCGTATCGACAGTATTAGGCCATACTAAGGCCTGGACAAAGATGAACTCTTCGGAGATCATGTTATTTGCAGGTATTGGAGCAGGTATTGGAGCTCTGATTACAACACAGAGAGCTACACTCAAAGTAACAACAGTAAAGAGCAACGAAGAAAAGACAAAAAAGAAAATCGTAGAGACAGCAGCAAAGTACGAAGAAGATCCGGACTCTCTTGACAGACCTTACACAAAAGAGGATGCAACCAATGATCTGGTTCTGCTGAAGAGAAAAACAGCATTAGAGTATGTTAAGCTCTATGCAGGTCCTGTAATTCTCGAAGCAGTATCTATCGGTCTTATTCTTGGATCTCATCATATTATGAAGCAGCGTCAGGCAGCATTAGCAGCATCTTGTGCAGCAATTGCTAAGGCTTACCAGACGTACCGTCAAAATGTAATTAATAAGTACGGAGAAGAAGTCGACCAGGAGATGCTGTATGGTTCTGAAAAGAAAACAGTTAAGAAGACTGAGACAGATCCAGAGACAGGTGAGAAAAAGAAGGTAACTGAGGAGCAGGAGATTATCAGAAACTTTGGTGGCTCACCGTATGCAAGACTCTTTAACAGAGAGAACTCTACTGAGTGGTTCAATGACAATCCTCAGAATGAGTTCATGCTTGCGCAGCGCGAGAAGGAAGCAGATACCAGATTAAAATGTGAAGGCATCCTGACACTGAATGATGTATACCGTATGATCGGTCTGAAGCCCACTGACATTGGTCTGACACACGGCTGGAGATACAGAAGCCAGAAAGATCCAGATTATGACAAGTTCGACAACAACGTAACGTTCCTGACCAAATGGGTCATGGTACCGAACGAAGAAACTGGCGAAGAAGAGAGAACACTGTTAATCGACTTCAACTGTGATGGCTGCATTTATGGTGAAGTATCCCAGAGATGAATCGATGAACAGATAATGCTTAGAGACGGTGTATTAGATTACCCTTGGCAGCAGTGGTGCTACTAAGGGCGGTCTAGGGCCGTAGAGAGGTGTCAAAATGAGTACTACAAATTACAATAGCCATTATACATGCTATATAGCAACCGCTTCAATCGCTGTAGCGACAGAATATAACAAAAACCCAGATGCAGACTTCATTGCTATTGAACATGAACATATGGATGCCATTGTGGAGTATTTCAAGGATCACGCGTTTTACAAGTACAATACCGATTTAACTATGGATGGCCAGCTTAAGTTCAAGGGTAAGCCAGTTATAGCATATATTGGACAGCCTATAGGAAGCAATAAAAGTGACATAGGATCTATGACAGCCGAGGAAATGAAAAGGATGCTTAACAAAGTTTATGGTGCTACGAAGTATAACCAGGGAGGTTACAGTGTATAGATGTGATGGATGCGGTGAGGTATGTGAGGAAAACGAACTTACAGAGTTAGAGTTCTTTCAAGGCGTACCAACGCAAAACTTATGCAGTAAATGTCTGGCAAATATATTTGTAAAGAAGGAGAAAAAGAAATGAAGAACGCAATATACTTAGACAGTGACTTTGTACGGGAGAAGATGGATTCCGTTAACGTGTTGCTCAGACGATTTGAGACGCTTATCAATAGCACTGATGGTGTCCTCACAGGGCAAATGATATGGAGAAATATCTTACACGCTTTAAACATTAACACTAAACAGGAGATCATTGATGCTTTTGGTCTTTTCAGTTTAGATGACAAAATATATGATATCAAGTCGGTTGTATTGTACAAAGATGCTAAGACATATAGTACATACTTACTGTTCAATGTACGTAATGCCAATGAAGAAAAGATCGACAATAGTAAAGCTGCTGAGGCATTTGCAAAAGTCTACGCAAGGCTTAATGAACTTCAGGAGAAGACAAATGTCAAAATAGCTGCTAAAATTACAACCGACGGTATAGAAATTGAAGCTTCTAAGGACAACCTTGTATACCGGATCATTATTCCGAAGTTTACACTCGACGAAGCTGTAGATATAACGATTCCAATTGAGAACACACTGGATGATGTTATGAGAAAAATGATTGATTAAAGGGAGGTCAAAATGAAAGAAGTTTATTTGAAATGTGACATGATTCCATATGAAAGGAGATCTGTCAATGCGCTGATCGATAGACTTTACACGATTACTCAAAGTAATTATGGAGTCTTATCAGGTAATGTTATATGGTTCGAACTTTTAGATCGTTTAGGAGTGGAATCAGAAAAAGAAATCCTGGACGCTTTTGGCATTAACGATTTAAAGTCTAAGATCTATAATATTACTAATATTGGTTTATGCCAAGATATCGAAAGTATGTGCGCATACCTGATGTTCAAAATAGATGATTCAGTGAAATGCGGGACTGAGTGTGTAGCTAAAGATATATCAGATATCTATGCATACATCAATAAAATTGAGACAAACTCCCAGCTGAAAGCAAACATCGAGGTTACAACTGACGGTGCAAGTGTTAGCTTCCCTAAAGACGATCCAGTAGAGCATGATATTGTGAACAATGTCTTTGACTCAGTAAGGGCGGTTTATAAAGGGCTCAACAATATTAAGTCTGAAACTGGTGTCAAAACAGGTGTAGCTATAACAGGATTAGGAATTCATTTCGATTCTGTAAAAGATAAATTAGGATTCAGCATCTCTGTAGAGAAAAAAGAACTCGACAATGCGGCAGATATGTGTATGCCTATTAAGAACACAATTGATATTGCTATAAAGAAAGTAACAGAATAGGGGGTTCTTCTATGTGTGACAAAAGAAAAATGAGTAACTGGACTGTAACGGAACGCGATCTGGCAATCTTCAAGCGTTGGCAGAGTGGGGACAGCGTTCGCATGATAGCGATGGACGAATATGTCTCTACACAGCGAATATATGAGATAATTACTAAGGTACGGTTATTCCGTGGTGAAGAAGTCTATAAAGATCCATACGATCTCAGATATCTACAGTCAATTACTCCTAGAACTAGAAAATTTTTAGTTAAAAGAGGGGCTAAAAATATTAAAGAGCTGTCTGGATGGGTCAAGTATAACAGACTAACAAGCATACCTGGAATCGGAGACACCATTGAAAGAAAAATACTTATTCAGCTTGATGACTTCATGCGCCAGAGACGTGAGGAAGAGCAGTATAAGGAAACTGAATCTAAATAAGAAAATGGAGGAATTAAAAATGAAAAAAATTACTAAAGGATTATGTTTGTTACTCGCAGTTGTTGTATGTTTATCAGTGGTTCAGCCTGTAAATGCAAAAACTAAATATACTAAGACCGAAAAGAATTTAGCTTTTGCGCTTGCGGTTTTCCAGGATAATGAACTGTTGGACCCAGATTCATTTAAAATAAAGAAAATTAGTAAGGTTAAATACATACTAAATAAGGATAATTTTGAAGTATATGCAGCATGCGGAATTCTTGATAGCTACAGGACGATTGCTTGGAAGGTAGATTATACAGCATCTAATGCTTATGGTGGAAACGTTAGGGAAAGTGTATATGTTACTTCTACATGGAACTATTGCAGTGAATACGATATTGATTTTGAAGATTATACTGACAAAACTAGCTATGCTAAAAGTGGCAAGAGTAAGTCATTTGTTAAGAAAATCAAGAAGCTTACGTCAAAATACTATAAGGAATTTTAAGGGGGGTCTAGGTATGAAAATTTTAGCTACAATCAAAGAACTGTCAGAAAATTACAAAGTACCAATTAAGCTTGTTGTGAAGTCTGATGGTACTATAGAGATATATGTCGATCATGAGAAGGCTAACTATATCACAGTTAATTCATCGACAGACGAGGATTTCGTTTGTTTCTGCTTAAGAGAATGCGTGGAAATTTATTTCAGGAGGTAATTAAAATGAGAGGATTTTGTAAATGTGATTTGTGTGGCAGCGTATACCACGAAGATGAGAATAAAATGTATAGCGGGATTACTGTATGGTGGAAAAGCAAATCTGGAGTAACATGTTTCCCTGATGATAAGAAATTATGTACTCCGGACGGCGAATATGTTACGGATATTCCAGGAATAATGGATGTGTGTCCTGAGTGCCAGGAACGATTCTATAATTGGATCAGGATGGCTAGGAATGAAGCTAAAAGTTCTAAGGATGATGACTTCCCTATGAACAAACCTGAATAATTCGCACAAAAATCAAATATTATAATGAGAAGAGATGCGTAGTAGCACAATAGCAGTGCACTGGTATACCCTATACCAGAGATGCGGGTTCATATCCCGTTTGCATCTCCTTTCATTTTTCGAAAATTAGGAGGAATCAAAATGAACAGAATTATCGATTGGTTTAGAAAACCGGCTATCTTGCACAAACTGTTTCACACTGGAGGAGATTGGGATGGGGACTTGGTAGTATACAAGCATCACAAGTATTATGCGAACATCCAGACAGGGACGGTGATGAGAATTGAATAGCGTGTTTATATTATTTAGAGCTTTGAGCTTGTTCATTTTAGGCGGTCTTATGTTTGCTGGTGTGATACATACAGTAAAATGCATTTTCAAGAAACATGATATTGACTTGATTTCAGAATTTGTGATTATTATCATCGGAATGTGCATAGCTGTATCATGGCCAGTAGATTTGCATTAAGGAGGCATATTATGCAGGAATTTGAACATACATCTAGGGACGATCGTACGTATACTGAAGAAGAGTTAGCATGTCCTTACTTCGATGAATGTTATATTCAGGTAAGAAATCAGGGAGCATGCAGGTTTATGTGCAAAGATAACCCAGCGTATAGTAAGGAGGGGTCAAAATGAAGCAGACAAATGTAACACATAACATTAGAGTAGATAAGAATAAGTCCAACCGTGCAGTATATGAGGCTTGGTGCGGTAAAGACTGGCCGATTGGTAACCCTAATAAGGAATATGTGCCTGTAAGTGATTTCGGTATGGCAATGTGTAATAGAAAGAGAGGTAAGAGAAGATGATCAGTGCGAAAGAAGCTTATAATATTAGCTTTGTCAATGACGAGTGCAAAGAATATCTCGACGAAATTGAACGGAAGATTTTAGAAGAAGCTAAAGCAGGTAATTACAATGTTTCTATTAAACTTGCAGCCCGTGGACTTGATATTTCTGAGGATGAAAGCCACAAAATCACTATAGCAATCATTGGATATTTAAGAAGCTTAGGATATCATTCTGTAATTTCTGGGGACGAGCGTTACGCTGCATTGTTGGTATCTTGGGTTAAGCCGGAAGAACAGGAGGAGTCAAGATGATATGCGCTAAGTGCGGTGGAAAAGTAGGATCGATCCCAATGAAAAATATCGACGGTGTTAAAGGATATTGCTATTTTTGCAATTCGTGTCATAATAGCTTTTGGAAATCTCTCGATGGATCTATTGAAGATTCTAGTGACGTTATGATTTTAGGTGCTGATATGAGCAAGGCAGAGCCAAAGGCATGCGATTACGAGATCTCAATTGATTTAGTTTCTTTTGGAGTTGATACAGCTACCAGGGACGGAAAGAAAATAGCAAATGAGATTGCAGATTACTTAGGCAATGCAGGATACAATGTATCTATCAGTAGTGGAGATCGTCGTGCATCATTGACAATTGATTTGTCTAATGCTAAGTATCTTAAGGAGGATTAAAAAATGACAGCAAAAGAATGTTTAGTTGAGTTTAAAAAGAATTATTGTGAGAAGAACCAGGAGAGTATGAAAGATCCGGAGTTCAGATGTAATGGTTGTCTGTTTAGTACAGATACCAGATGCTTAGTTAACACATTTATCAGTAGACATGAGAATAAGGAGGACAAATAAATGAGCGGAAAGGTAGTATTAAGTTTTGTATTAGGAGTAGCTGCAGGTGCTGCAGGTATGTATTTTGGGATGAAACAGGCCTGTGAAGTATACATTGACAAGGAAATTGAGCAGTTTAAGGCTGATTATGAGGCTGCTCACAAGAAAAAACCCGAAGAAAAGAGTAAAGATCTTAAGGAAATGAATGAAAATCTGGAGAAAGATGCTGAAAAAGCACTGAAAAAGTACGCTTCAGCCACCCAGAAGAGCATTTCTAGCGTAGATACAGGCAAAAATGAGGCTGATGCTAAGCTCGAAAGAGTAAATTATGCCAAAATCCGGACTCCAGACATCGATAAAATCGACGAAATCGACGTTGAAAAGAACGTAGACTGTGCGATTGGACCAGTTGTGATTGATCCTAGCGACTATATGGAAGATGATGGTCTTAAGAGAGTTGTATGGAACTACTTACCTAAGGAGAACAAGGTATACTCAGAGGATGGTACTGAAGAAATTATGGACGGTATTGAGCTTCTTGGTGAAGAGAACTTAGACTCATTTGGCGAGTTCGAGGTTGATACATTATACGTAAAGAACGCTCGCGAAGGTGTCAAGATCGACTGTATCCAGTACGAGGACATGACTTATGATGAATTCTTAGAGGAGGTCACGTTATGATAGTATTCTATTATCCAGACACATTACACAGTGCCAACAGGTATAAAGAAGCTAAAAAAGAGGCCGAAAAACGGTCTAGAAAGGAAAAAAATGACAAAAATCGACAAAAATAGGGTCAAAATGGACTATTTCGAGTGGCTTTTAAGTAAAATCGCCGTTGATCCAGCGAAAAATGAGCACATTCAGGGGTTCAAATGGCTGTTCTCAACAGACTTCGAATGGTCGCATAAGCTTGACGCTAACCGGGCTGCAGACGGCGTCGCTCTTCGTGCAAACTTCGCTTATGAGTGTGGCTATAGATACCCAGAAGTCAGAGAAGCATTGCTTGATAAGCAGTGTTCTTGGCTTGAGATGATGGTTGGGTTAGCTATGAGATGTGAGGATTCCATTATGGGAAACGACGAATTTGGAGACCGTACACCTCACTGGTTTAATGTAATGATCGACTCACTTGGCCTTTACCTTGACTGCTCTGAAGATGATGAAGTAATCCTTAAAAAGTGTGCTTCACGTCAGTATAAGCAGGATGGAGAAGGCGGCTTATGGTGGGTAAAAGGAACAAAAAAGAACTTGAGACGTATGCAGATTTGGGACCAGATGTGTGAGTATCTCAACACAAATTATAAGGAGGAAATTCATCTATGAAAGGGCCAAAGGTTATTAATACAAAACTCACAGAGCATGAGCTCGAGAAGATTAAAGTAGAGAAGTTTGTGGAGCGCATGTTTAGTCGTGACGAATGCCGTATTGGTGCATTAAACGCTGCTAGATATTTAGAGAAGAATGGACCTGCTGGTGCATTCTCCGATTCAGCTATTGACGTGATTGATGCTATTGCCTTTGCATTTGCTTCGGGAGAATTGGACTGGGTTAAAGATTTAGGGAGAGATGATGAAGAATGATGGTACAAGTAGTTATTGTAGTTGCCTTGTCGCTTTTGTTTAGTATTGTTGGATGATCAGGAGGAATCAAAATGACAAAGGAAGAGTTTAAGGGATTCAGTTCGGCTGCCCAGCATGATATGATTTTAGAGGCCTTGGTACGAATTACAAAGAACCTTGAAACTATGGAAAAAGAATCAGGAAAGCCGTTCATGGGTACTTCCAAACAGCGTAGGAATGATGTTAAGCTGCTTACTATTCTGGCGGAAGCGTTCGGTAAGAATGAGCTGGTATGGAAGCATTCTGAGTCGACTAGGGACGAGGTCTTATCGCGCTTTGCCTTGTATACTGGCATTGGGCAGAAAGTATATATGGAAAAGTCTAAGCCCGCACCTTGGGACACGGCACCTATGATAGATGCAACCAATGATAATCGTAAAGGGTCTAGGAATACATTTAGTGAAATGACGAATGCCAAAGAAAAGATTGAGAGTGCTCAGCAGAGTTCCGGGAATTTTATGAGCTGTAAATCTAGTACTGATACTACGTCGTATCCTGACGAGTGGGTTAAAAGAAGTTAATAGGCGAAAATAATAAAGAAAGTTGAGGTAAAAATTATGGGAAATAATAAGAAAAACGAGGACTATGTTGACAAGATTGTACCTAATTCTAGGCGTGGAAAACTGCTGATTTTGCAGTATAATCCGTCTGATGGGAAGCGTGAAAGCTGGTTATCAGTGGCCGGAGAATGTGGCAAAAATGGACAAAATGCAAATTTACAGCTGATTTCAGTCGTAAAAGGAGCGTCTGCAGACCAACTTTATGAACTTTTGACTGGAAAACAGACAAAATAAATTTGGCCAAGGGTTGCAAAAATTGATGAAAAAAGGTGCTTTTTAGGGCCTTATTGGCCAAAAGCCCATTTTTTATATACTTTAAAAGAGTATTAAGAGAGTATTAATATATATAAAAGTTTTTGGAAACACATTTTTGTGCCCAAATGGTCTGGAAAGGAAAAAGTATGAATTTTGTAACGATTAAGAGTTCATATGTCAAGTCTAGGGATGCTACAGTTATTCACCCATCGTTTGCTGTTTCTAAACAAGTCGACAATTTGTTATGCAAAGGTAAGTCGTTCTATGCTATATGGGATGAAAAGAATAATAGATGGTCCACTGATGAATATGATGTCATCGATTATGTGGATCGTTTAATTGATGAAATGTTCGAAAAGGTTTGCAAAACTACAACCAGCAAAATTGAAAAGGACTATTTAAGAGACTTCGATAATGGACGCTGGGAAAAGTATAAGAAGTATTGTCAGCTTAGTCCGCCCTCTGCAATACAGCTCGATTCCGATATTACATTCCTAAACCAGAAGACGAGTAAAGAGGACTATCGTTCCAAGACCTTACCGTATGATATCGAAGAAGGCAAAACTCCAGGCTATGATAAAATAATCTCTACCCTATACGATGCAGAAGAACGACGAAAAATTGAATGGGCCATAGGATCAGTGATAGCTGGCGATTCAAAAAAGATTCAGAAGTTCTTGGTATTCTATGGCGAAGCAGGAACAGGTAAGTCTACAATTCTAAATATTATTCAAATGCTGTTTCAAGGGTATTGCGGAACATTTAATGCTAAAGACTTAGCTAATCCGTCAAAATCATTTGCAACAGCAGCATTCAAGGATAACCCATTAGTAATGATTCAGCATGATGGCGATTTAAGTAGAATCGAAGATAACACTCTTCTAAACTCTATAATTGCTCACGAGGAAATCAGCATTTCTGAAAAATATAAAGCCGAGTATCCGATGCGAGTTAACAGTATGCTGTTCATGGGAACAAACCGACCAGTCAAAATCACCGATGCAAAGTCAGGTATTATTAGACGACTGATTGATGTTAAGCCAACTGGCGAACTGCTTGATCCAGATACTTATCAAGAATGCATGAGTGAGGTTCCATATGAGCTTGGAGCTATAGCTAATCACTGCCTCAAGATATATAAAATGTATGGGAAGCATTACTATGATGGGTATAAGCCATTAGAAATGATGTTTAAGACAGACGTGTTCTTTAACTTTGTTGAAAGCTGTTATCCATTCTTTGAACAGGATGATGGCACAACATTAAAAGCAGCATACAGTCTTTACAAAGAATACTGTGACAACACTGGGCTTCCAAACAAAATGCCAATGTATAGATTCAGGGAAGACTTAAAAGATTACTTTGACGAATTCATTGATAGAATAGTGCTTGAAGATGGAACAAGAGTTAGAAGCTATTACAAAGGCTTCAAGAAAGACAAGTTTACTGAGAAAGAACTCTCACCAGACAAAGCTAAAGAATCATGGCTCAAAATGGATAGTACTAAATCTATCCTGGATGAAGCATGCAAAGATTGTCCTGCACAATATGCTCGTGGCGATGCACCATCAAAAGCATGGGATCGAGTTGGTACAACATTGAAGGATCTGGATACTAGCAAGTTACATTATGTTAGAGTTCCAGAGAATTTGATAGTTATCGACTTTGACCTGAAAGATGCTGATGGAAACAAGTCTAAGGAATTAAACTTAGAAGCAGCGTCAAAATGGCCTCCTACATATGCCGAGTTCTCAAAGAGTGGAGCAGGGATTCATTTGCATTACTATTATACTGGTGATCCTAAACAGCTCGACAATGTATACAGCGACAATATCGAGATCAAGGTTTATAGTGGCAAAGGAGCATTGCGAAGAATTGTAAACGGATGCAATAGTTTAGCAATTGCTACTATATCTTCAGGATTACCATTAAAGAAAAGGAGTGATAATATGGTCGACTTTAAAGTAGTCGCTAGTGAAAAGATGATTCGAGCATTGATCAAAAAGAATCTTCGGAAAGAAAGTCACCCTGGAACTAAACCAAGTGTTGACTTCATTAAAAAGATTCTGGATGATGCATACGAGTCAGGAGAACACTATGATGTAACGGACATGCGAAATGATATTGTAGCATTTGCTGCGTCAAGTACAAACCATGCAGACTATTGTCTTGAGCAGGTTGGAAAGATTCACTACTGCTCCGATGATGTTGCTGGAGTAAACTCTCCAAAAGACGACAGAATTGTATTCTATGATATTGAGGTGTTTCCAAACTTGTTATTGGTTAACTGGAAATATAGAGGAGAACCTGGACCTTGCCACAGGATGATCAATCCGTCACCGGCAGAGGTTGAAGAGTTCCTCAAAATGAAACTTGTTGGATTCAACTGTCGAAGATATGATAATCACATTCTGTATGCTCGAATGATGGGATATTCATTGGAAGCTTTATTCCAGCTTTCACAGGATATTATTAACAAAAGTCCAAACGCTTTCTTCGGATCAGCATACAACTTAAGCTACACTGATGTCTATGACTTCTGTGCTAAGAAGCAGAGTCTGAAGAAGTGGGAGATTGAATTAGGTATTCACCATCAGGAATGGTCTCTACCTTGGGATCAGCCAGTACCAGAAGAGCTGTGGCCTAAAGTTGCAGAATACTGTGACAATGATGTCATTGCAACAGAAGCTACATTCGAAGCTAACATTGCAGACTTTGAAGCAAGATGTGTATTAGCCGAGATTGCTGGAGGATGCCCGAATGACACAAGTAATATGTTGTCTGGTAAACTGATCTTTGGAAATGACAAGAACCCACAGCGAGAGTTTATATATACTAACCTTGCTACAGGTATTTCAGTTGACATGGATGGTAATGAAACATTCAACGAGATAAATAAGTTTGAAGGCTATACATTCGATCACGGAGTATCAACATATCGTGACATCAAAATGAATGAAGGCGGATTAGTAATCGCTGATCCTGGAATGTACAGAAATGTCAAAACATTCGATATAGCATCAATGCATCCGCATTCAGTTATCGCACTAAACCTCTTTGGCAAGAAGTATACGGCCAGATTCAAAGATCTGGTTGATGCTCGTATTGCAATTAAACATCGTGATGTTGAAGCATTAAAGACTCTGTTTGGTGGAGCATTTGCTAGATTTGCAAACGTAGCTGAAGAAGAACTCGAAAAACTTGCAAAGGCACTGAAGATCGTAATCAATTCTGTATATGGATTGACATCAGCTCATTTCAGTAACCTGTTCAAAGATGAAAGAAATATCGATAACATCGTTGCTAAACGTGGAGCACTCTTCATGGCAACACTTAAAGGCGAAGTTGAGAAACTTGGAGCACATGTCGTTCATATCAAGACTGACAGTATTAAAATCGACAATCCGACTCCAGAAGTTGAGCAGTTTATCTATGACTTCGGAAAGAAATATGGTTACACATTTGAAATCGAAGCTGAGTATGAGAAGATCTGCTTAGTTAATAATACAGTTTATATTGCATACGAGAAAGGTGAAGGATGGACAGCAACTGGAACTCAGTTCGCAGTACCATATGTAAAGAAGACACTATTCACTCATGAAAAGATTGAGTTTGATGACCTATGCCAGACAATTGCAGTTACCAATGGTGGAGAGCTTGATCTCGACTTTAACGAGAATCTTGCAGAAGGTGAACATGACTTTAAGTTCGTTGGCAAAGTCGGCAGGTTCTGTCCAATCAAAGAAGGTTGCGGCGGAGCTCAGCTGTTCAGAGTAAAAGACGACAAGTACTTTGCACCATCTGGAACAAAGGGATACCGTTGGCTTGAATCTGAGGATGTATTAACAAACAATTTTCAGGATAAGATTGATATGTCTTATTATGAAGAACTTGCTGAAAAAGCAATCGAAACTATCTCAGAGTTTGGTGACTTTGAGAAATTTGCAATTGATGAACATAAAAATGATAACGCCGATATGGCAGCATAGAAAGGAAGGTCTATCATGGCAAACGTAAATAACATTAACATTGAAGGAGCAAATATTATTTGGAAGAACTTTTCAGGTGAGAGAGATAGATTCAATCCTGGAAAGAGAGGATTCAGTGTTGTAATCGATGACGCAGTAATGGCTGATGAGTTAAAACAAGAAGGATGGAATGTCAAAGAGCGTCCCCTTCAGGAAGGAGCAGATCCGTCAGAGCAGGAGTGGACTCTTCCTGTAAAACTGAACATGAACAGATACACACAGGTATGGCTTATTGTTGGAAATCACAAAACACTGCTGAACGAAGATACAGTAGCGCAGCTCGATGTGGTGGATATTACTGATTGCGATCTTTCAATTCGTCCTTACGAATGGGAAATGTCCGGTCGTACTGGAATCACAGCATATGTAGATTCTATGTATGTAACTATTCGTGAAAACAAATTTGCTGAGAAGTATGCCGATTTAGACTAATATGGAATTAAAGTTGAAGCCGCACCAAATAAGTGCAATAAGAAAAATGCATAATGGCTGTATACTTTGTGGTGGTACAGGGTCTGGTAAATCTATTACCGGACTCGCGTACTACTTTATTCAGAATGGCGGAACGGTAGAACCAATGACTAAAATGAAGAATCCAAAAGATTTGTATATTATAACAACTGCTAAGAAAAGAGACAGCGGTGAATGGATTGGGGATATGAGTTGGTTCTATCTAACACCAGATGATGAAACGAAGATATATGATCATAAAGTAGTTATAGATTCCTGGAATAACATTAAGAAGTATGCTAGCGTTCAAAACAGTTTCTTTATTTTTGACGAGCAACGAGTGGTAGGTTATGGTGCTTGGACTAAAGCGTTTCTTAAAATAGCAAAGTCCAATGACTGGATATTATTATCCGCAACACCTGGTGACAACTACATGGACTACATGCCAGTCTTTATTGCGAATGGTTTCTACAAAAACAAAAGCGAGTTCACTGCAGAACATTGTGTGTATTCTAGATTTAGTAAGTTTCCTCAAATCGAAAGATTCATTGGAACTGAAAGACTGAATAGATTAAGACGAAGAGTTTTAGTAGACATGCCATATCAAAATCCAGCAGTTCAACATCATGAAGACGTTTGGTGTTCGTTTGACAAGGAAGCTTATAAAGACCTAATGAAGAATCGTTTCGATTATGAAAAAAGCGAACCAATAGAAAACGTTAGCGAGTTGTGCTATAAGCTAAGAAAGATCTGTTATGCCGATGAAAGCAGAGCCGAAGCATTACGAAATATTTTTGAAGAACATAACAAGTTGATAGTTTTCTACAATTTCGATTACGAGTTGGAGATAATCAAAAATATAGACTTTGGAGAAGATGTCGTGATTGCTGAGCTAAACGGGCATCGGCATGATCCGGAACCATTCGGCAATTCAAAATGGCTTTACTTAGTTCAGTACAATGCTGGGTCGGAAGCATGGAATTGCATAAAAACAGACACGATGGTTTTCTATTCACAAAACTATTCGTATAAAATGATGAAACAGGCAAGTGGAAGAATCAACAGACTTACTACACCATACAAAGAACTTAAGTACTTTCACTTAAAATGTAGAAGTCCAATTGAGCTTAGAATCACAAGAGCTCTAGCTCAGAAAAAGAACTTCAACGAGTCTGCTTTCATAAAATAGGCCTCGCGAAAAAAACATGGATTATTATAGGGGAGGAGAGCAGAATCTGCCTCTTTCTCTTTTTGTTTGTCTTTTCGTGGGGCTCATTTATATATTAAAGTTCTTACGTCTGTTTACTACAATCTGCCATTACGTTTACCTCCGGCCTCACGAAAGGATAACAATGAAGAAAGAAAACAAAATTCAATCCGATATAATTTCGGAGTTAAAAGAGTTATTCCCAGATTCTATTATTTTAAAGAACGACCCTAATTACAAACAGGGCATTCCGGATTTAGTTTTATTGGACAGAGAAGGTTGGGCATTACTCGAAGTTAAAAGAGACGCTAATGCTAGTCACAGACCTAATCAGGACTATTATGTAAACAAGGCAAATGAACTCGGTCAATACGGAAGTTTCATTTACCCTCAAAATAAGACGGAGGTTTATAATGGAATTCAGGAAACATTTACAAGTAAAAGAAGGAGATCACGCATATCTCGGAGCTAGTAAGTATCACTGGATAAACTATGATGCTGCAAAGCTTGAGAGTACGTATCGGCGATTCTTAAAAGCACAGCAAGGAACAGAGTTGCATGAGTTTGCAGCAAAATGTATCAAGCTTCGACAGAAGTTGCCGAGATCGCCATTAACACTCAACATGCATGTAAACGATGCAATTGGGTACAGAATGACACCAGAGCAGGTGTTATACTATTCTGAGAATTGTTTTGGAACAGCAGATGCTATTAAGTTTTCAAAAGATTTTCTTAGAATTCACGATTTGAAAACAGGCGACATTCCTGCACACATGCAGCAGTTGGAAATTTATACTGCACTGTTTTGTTTGGAGTATGGAATCAAGCCTGGAGATATTGGAATCGAACTGAGGATCTATCAAAATAATGAGATTCTCAAAGAGGTTCCTACACCGGAAATTATATTGCCGATCATGGATAAGATCAAGTCGTTTGACAAGATCATTGCAACTGTTAAGAAAGAGGAGGGCGTTGTATGAGCCACTTAGCACATTATGGTACTAAACGTCATTCTGGTCGTTATCCTTGGGGTTCTGGGGATAACCCATATCAGCATAATGCAGAGTTCTTAAGGACTGTCCAAGAGATGAAAGCTCGAGGAAAAAGTGAGAAAGAAATTGCTGCATTCATGGGTATGAAAACAACTGAGTTTCGAAACAAGCAGTCAATTTATGTCAATGCTGAAAAAGTAGATCGAATTAACAGAGCTATGAAGTTGAAAGAGCATGGATATTCAAATGTCAAAATAGCTGAAATGATGTTTGACTCTCCATCAAAAGAGTCGACAGTTCGATCATTATTAAACCAGGGTGAAAAGCTTAAGAAGGATGCGTGCATCAACGCAGCAGAGACTTTAGCCAAAAAAGTTGGCACTAAGAACTTTGTCGATGTTGGTACCGGAGTCGAGAGAGAAATGGGAATCACCAAAACAAGATTAGATGTATCTCTTCAGATCTTAAAAGAAGCTGGTTATGAAGTACATTCAGTCAGGGTTCCACAGATCAATCAAAAAGGGCAGTATACAACTACTAAAGTTCTTTGCCCTCCAGGAACTGAATGGAAAGATGTTCAGCAATACACTGATAAGATTCAGCCAGTAAATGAGTATTCTCATGATGGTGGAACAACGTTCTGGGCACCAGAGTATCCATCAAGTATCTCATCCAGTCGAGTAGCTGTAAGATATGGCGATAAAGGCGGACTGGAGAAAGATGGTGTCATTGAGCTTCGAAGAGGAGTTGCAGATCTTGATCTTGGAGACTCACATTATGCACAGGTGCGAATTGCTGTTGATGGCACTCATTATCTTAAAGGTATGGCAATCTATTCAGACGACATACCAAAGGGTGTTGATGTTATATTCAATACCAATAAAACAAGCGACGTACCAAAGATGGATGTCTTCAAGAAAATGAAAGATGATCCTGATAATCCGTTTGGAGCTACAATTAAAGCAAACGGTCAGTACCATTATAAAGATAAAGATGGAAACGAAAAGCTCGGAGCTATCAACAAGCTGAAAGAGGAAGGAGATTGGGATCACTATTCTAAGAACCTTGCTTCTCAGTTCTTATCAAAGCAGCAGCTCCCGCTTATAAAGAAGCAGCTTAAACAATCAATTGACAATCGTCAGGATGAACTTGATAAAATCCTAAAGATGACAAACCCGGTTGTTAAACGAAAGTTATTAGCAGACTTTGCTGAAGGTTGCGATAGTCAGGCAGTAGAGCTTAAAGCAGCTGCACTTCCGAGACAGAGTTCTAAAGTAATTTTGCCAGTATCTTCGCTTAAAGATAATGAGATATATGCACCTTCATACAAGAATGGCGAGACTGTATGCCTTGTTCGTTTCCCGCATGGTGGAACATTTGAGATTCCAGAACTCAAAGTAAACAACAAGAATCCTCAAGGAAGAGCGATGCTTGCTAATGCGATTGATGCAGTCGGAATCAACTCCAAGGTTGCTGAAAGATTATCTGGAGCTGACTTTGATGGCGATACAGCAGTAGTAATTCCATCGAACTCGCCAAAATCAAAAGTTAAGATAACGACTTCTGATATTAGTGCTTACATTGGTTTAAAGGATTTCGATCCTAAGATTGCATACCGTGGTATTGAAGGAGTTACAGCAAAACTTCCTGAGAAACGTAAGGGATTGGAAATGGGTAAGATCTCCAACCTGATCACTGATATGCAGCTCAAAGGTGCAAAGCCTGAGGAAATTGCAAGAGCAGTACGTCACTCAATGGTTGTAATTGATGCCCCTAAGCATGGACTGGACTATAAGAGGTCCTTTGAAGAGAACCGTATAGCCGAGTTAAAGAAAAAGTACCAGGGCGGTGCTGATGCGGGTGCATCCACACTCCTATCCCGGTCTAAGTCGGTAGCCTATGTTCCAGAAACAAAACAGATTCGTTTGAAGGATATCGATCCTAAAACTGGTGAAGTGCACCCGGAGCTCACAGGGCGTACCTATACGGACTGGAAAAGAAACAAAGACGGTGCCTGGGAATCAAGAGGTGAAAAACTGGCTACTGTCAAGACAACAAAAATGGCGGCTACTAATGATGCACGTACCCTGCTGTCTAAAGATCCAAATCCAAAAGAGGTTGCCTATGCGGACTATGCCAATGCCCTTAAGCATATGGCTAACTTGGCAAGAAAGAGTCAGGTTGCAACTAAGAACATTGAGATGAATGCTCAGGCTAAAACGGTATATTCAGCAGAAGTTGCAAGCCTTAATGCTAAATTAAATAGGGCATTACAGAACGCACCAAAAGAGCGACAGGCCCAAATAATAGCTAATAAGACATTAAAGAAGAAACAAGCAGCTAATCCTGATTGGACAGCAGATGAAATCAAACGAGCTGGACAGCAAGCTTTAACAGCAGCTAGAGCAAAGGTTGGTGCATCCAAGTCTAATGTGCAAGTAGACATATCGGACAAAGAGTGGGAAGCAATTCAAGCTGGTGCAATCAGTACATCAAAGCTTGAACAGATACTTAACAACACTGATTCAGATAAAGTTAAGCAACTTGCAACTCCAAGAAAATCTGTTACAGTTAGTTCTTCACAAGCTGCAAGAATCAAGTCTATGCTTAACTTCGGTTACACACAAGCTGAAGTTGCTGAAGCGACTGGACTTTCTGTGTCGACTGTTAGTAAATATTTATAGAAAGGGGAATAAGGGATGAACAACGCAAAAGATGGATCTCTTAAGTTAGCAACACAGAGTTCTGCTGATCGTAATGATACACTACATATCTGGATAACAACAGTGGATAACCCTTTTGATCCTTTTACTGACTTTGACAATTGGTATCGATATGATGAATCAAAGGGCTATTGCACTTCAGGGTATCTTGCTAGATACTTTGACACTGATACATCAGACATGGGTGATGAAGAATAGAAGCTCATGGGTGATGTTGGTAAAGAAGCGCAG